CCACCCGTATTGCAGTCGGACCCTATACGGAACAGGGTACTCAGTGCATCGATCCGAAACATCTTGGGCCATACGGCCTAAGCGTAGTAACGAATCCTGGAGGTGATACCATTCACCTGTAGTGACCGACATAGTCGGTGACTTAACCAGATGGCATCTTACAGCAAGCTGTTGTGAAGCGCGCCTATATTTTATGGCGCGCTCCATTTTCAGTAGCTGAGGGATACCAACGTCCACGTACTCGTGCAGACCACCTGACCAACGGTTATTAGTATAGGGATATGACTTCCTATATTTTAGCCGCATAGTTTGGCGTATGCTTGAGTATATGTACGATGCACAGTTCTCGTAGCCTCCTAGACGAAGCCGAAGGGCTAAGTCTTGGAGAGAGACGAGATCCTTGAGTGAGACAACATCTGACCTTCTAAGACGATATGGTGTAATATCGACGCCTTTGTAGGCGTCGACACCGCAGGATTCACGAAAGAATCCCTTTCGGAAGCACTTGCTACTATTGGGCACAAGCCCAACGGCGACAAGCGTTCTGATCGCAATATCGTAGTACTTAGTCGGAAATGATGTCATCTCCGAACACATATACATCATCACAGATCTCTCCGCTAGATGTATATATTCCAGCACGAACCACACTCCAGAATACCAAGCTCTCAATGGGAAACGTTAATGCGTTCCCCATAGGAGCCCACTTCTGGAGAGGTATGACCCGTCCATCTAACAGCTCGAGTTTATTAGCACGAGCGCACGATATCCAATCGTAAATGTAGTCCCCGAAAAGGGAACGTACCAACGAACAGGATATGCGGTCGCTAGCCTCCTTCAGATCAAGAGTACAAAACTCTCGATCTTTAGAAGACTTTAATGCTAAAGTACCGTTCACGGTTTGATCCGTGAAATTAATGCGGCCCCTCGTTAAGGGGTGCCGCTCGATACAAGACTCAAGTATGCGACGCTGGCCTTGCTGAATCCAGATGGACTCAGCGGGATGCACGCAAATTAAGCGTGGACCCCGCGAGTCCTTTGGAACGGCGACCAACTTCGCGACTATATCGTCGCATTCAGTCAAACTGCCTATTTTCTCCTCTACCATGGTATCTACCCAATAATTGGGTAGACCACAGAAGAATTGATCATAAGGGTAGTAATCTTGGATGCTTCGATAGATGGTGGTGAAACGACTCTTATCGCACGGTACCCTAGAGGGATAAATCCCACCTGGGCCATGCGAGGGAACTATTTCACGCCAATTAGCTCGATATAAGATTGAGCTAATGTATTTACGAGCGGTCCCAATGGTGTGACTTCGGATAAGATAGTCGTTACGACTATCGCTCCAAAGCTTAACCAAAGATTCCGTTTCCTCAAAGTCCTTTTGGGACTGGATGAGTTGTTCATTTGTAGGTTCGTGTTCGACTTTATAGCAGAACACAAGGCTTTGCCGCAACTCTCGAAGACAGACCAAGCACCCTCTTTCGAGGAAGCCGGTCCAGAGTGGTTTTAACCACTCTGGTAGGTCTACGCTTTCGCGCTCTCCTTCGAGATATGCGAGTATTTCCTTGTCTAGCTTGGGACCTTCTATAAGGACCCAATCATAGTTGAGATCACCAGGGGCGTCAATAGACACTCCTGTTTTATCGCGTATGTCAGCTAGCAGGCGTTTGTATGCGTTAATAACATACATTGAATGCATATGCATCACACCTCGTTCTGTTGGCTTAGTTGTTGTTTATTGTTTTTATCGACCTTATCTTTCCGATTAGCGGAGAGCGGTGTATATAGTAGGTATTACTCCTACGATACGCCGCCCGAAGCTCTCGGAGCGAACTACCACGGATTTCCGTTAACATTGCATCGAGCATCTTAACACCGGACGAATTAGTCCAGTACCAAGACGATGCACATGAAAACGTGATCTCATAGCGTTCGACAGTGACTCGTTGCCACCGATGCTCCCATGTTTTATCATGAGGAACGAAGGGGTTACGAAGCCACGACTTAGGCAGGTTAGCGACTTTTGCAAATCGCTTTCCCGTCCACAGTAGCCGTTCACTATTGAGATCTTCGTAAGCAGTACCACCGCCATTCCAGGCAGTGATACTGTCACAAAGTTGCCTAACATAAGAGATGACATCATTGTCATATTCGAATGTAAGGACAATCTTTTTCCTGGTACCGCATTTCTCAAGCGTACATAGTGGCATAGGATATTACTCCATTATAAGGGTTTTACTCTTATTTCCACTGCTTGAGTTACTGTTCCTTGCTGGCGAAAATTTCGTCAGCAAGATCCAGCGCGGAAGCGTCGGCAGCAGTACCGGTTAGAGCCTGAACCAACGAATCCACGGCGAACTCAATGTCCGCCTGGGTCGGCTGGTAAAGGCCCGTACCGTGCTGCACAACAAGCTGAGCCAGAACGGGAACTGGAGAGGGATTAACCCCTCCGGTATCCTTATGTGAGTAAGACAACGCCATCTTGCTGCGCTTGACAGGAAGTTTAGACTTACTGTCGGTTGCATCTTGATGAGCGATCGAGATCTCGTGGGGCAGAGTTGTCCCATCCGTAATCGACCGCCGAAGGCTTCCAGCTTTATCGCTGTAAACCTGCTTGTATACCTTACCCTTTAGGGTGATGTCAGCATTCATGTTATTATGTTTGTTAACTAACCTAACGGCGTCGTAAACTACGACGCAGGTTCGCCACTTGTTGGTGGATCAACGCAGCAGTTAAGCTTAGTTGCTTCTTTCCAAACCTACCAGCCTCTACCACATATGTAGTAGGGGGCATGGGTTTTCGGTGATAGTACGATAGCTCGCATTGTGCGATCTGGGTACCATCCTGAGGCCAATCATACGTACCTCTCTTCTTTTTAACTGAAGAGATTAACGTGTGATATTTCTCAGAAGTCCAGCTTTTCTCGATTCGAGGATAGCTCCCTACAAGGGTGCTGTCCATCTTATCGATAATCTTCTGGAGGTCAATGAACCAGTCAACGACAAATGAGAACGGAATCCGTTCCCACGTGAGGCTGGCAGGCCCAGTAGCGAGAAACCTAGCAATAAGATAGTCGAGCTGTTGAAGCTCTTCTAAATTATACTTTGGTCTCCGCCTACCTTTCACACCAACAAGCAACGTAGGCCTACACAGGTATTTTAACTCTGTGTAGAAGGTACAGTCACTGTTAGCGTCAGGTCCCCAACCACTGTTTATATCTCCTGTGAAGGTTAAAGTACCTTCACACGACCTCGTAACCGTAAACGGCTGCGAGGACTGATTCGCTAAGGCCTTAAGGTTCGCCCGAACTTTCGGGAGTGCTTTGATGACCTTTTTGATATCAGATATCAGTGGAGCGAATCCAAACGACCAACCTAGATACATGTTGCTAATATCAGACCATTTGACTAACTTACCGCGCATGCTCGAAGGAGCACGGCGGCCAGTGAGTACGAGGCCTGTGTTAACAGCACGGACAAGGAACGAACCAACGTCCTTGACACCCGACACGAGTTGGTCTGCCTCAAGAATATTCAATAAGTTATCAACTTGATTAACTTTATTGAAGTCTTGGACAGCCTTCTGCATCAGTTGCTCAGGGGTGCTTGGATACACAACTACGACATTATACCTGTTATAATATAATTTAACAGGATCAATAATCTCATTCCACAGACGATACGGACCCGACAGCCTTACGGCTGTAGACCCGTTGTCTGCGAGATAGGATCCCACTAAACATTCATCAAGAGAAGTAATAATCTTCTCATGAGACACTTCCTTGACACCACACCGATTATCAAGATCATCAATGATGACTTGATAATGCGAGCCTGATATCATGGAAGACGTCGAGCCGCTACTTCTCTGGTGTTCTAATCCCAGAGGAAGAGCGCGCTCATAGGAGACCCAAGGGCCTCCGCTGAATGAAGCGTGGTCATAGTTGTTTGTTCTTATACGCATAGAGCAGATGAGGCGT